AGCAAGGCTTTTCACTTAAACAACTAAAACCAAAATAGCAAGTATGGGATTTAGTTAGGTATTTATTTAATTATATCACAAAATTGTGATTTGTGCCCAAACGAGAGAGCGCTAACTCTTTAAACTGGTTCTTATTCATGCTTTCAATTTGGCGACTCAGAGTATGAATAAGAGTGGCAGGAAAGGCATTAAAAAGGTGCTATGACTTTTTCCCAATTTTGGAAGAAGGTCCTGGAGCAACTGTAGAAAATAAAATATGATTGAGGAAAAAACATGAACACATACTTTGAAGAATTTGAAAAAAAGCTACAACTTGTTGAGGAAAAACTAGATATTTTGTCAGATTGGCATAAAGCTAAAAATCATGATGGAGCTGCAGAAATTGCAGAAGGTTGTCGGTTGGACATTAGTCAGCTATGGGTTCAGTTTTACAAATTATCTGAGGCATATAAAAAGCAAGAGGCAAGTCATGAGGATTTCTTTAATAGGAATGTTGAGAATTTGCTTGGAGAATTAAAAGGATATGACGAGGAATGTACAGAAAAACATGGAAAAGCTCCTGACTGGTTGCTATTCAATTTCTTAGATCAAGTAATAAAAGAAAATGGTTTAAGTAATGGGATCAATCATGTAACTACGTCAGCTTGGATGTACTTACGTAGTTTAGTAGTTGCTGATCTGCAAAAAAGAGGGCTACTAAAATGAACGAGCTAGATTTAACCAATACACAGGCGGTTATCTTCATGATGGTACTGATTGGCTTGCTACTTTATTTGAACCATCGAGACCGCCAAAAAAGCTCCCAAATGGAGCGAGAAAGCAAACAGATGATAGAAACCCCAAGAGAGGAATTAAACCCTTGCTATGGGTGTTATATTCAACTAGCAGGCAAGCGGAACAATTAGAAAAGGGGTGCAATATGCAACTATTATCAAGAGAGGCAGAGCTTGAGCTACTGGAAAAAGTGGGAGATCACTTAGATAAAAGGCTTGAGCTTGAAAAACAGCATAACGACGGCTGGGACTTAATTTCTAGACCTGATTTACTAGACAAGTTAGGGATCAGTGGCACAACGTTGAATAATTGGGAAAAACACGGCTTAAAGCCTTATCAGTCGCCTTTTGAGAACAGTAAGAAGATTTATTACAGCAAGACCGATATATACAATTTTCTTGCAGTAGATTAGGGGGAAATAATGACAAAGAAAAAAGAACAATGGACGCCAGCCATCACAAATCTACGTAAGGTAATTGTGGACGGTGTGGAGCAATGGGTGGAATTTGAAACAGAGGGCCATGTCATTCCTGCTGGTCACTCTTATTATGACATCATCAGGGGAATTAACAAGGAGGTGCAACAGAAATGGGAAATCGTAGAATGATAAGTAAGACAGTAACCCAAACTCAGAGATTTTTGCGGCTACCATTAGAGGCACAGGCTCTATATTTTCATTTAATTCAAAACTCAGATGATGATGGAGTAGTAGAGGCTTTCCCTGTTGTTAGAATGATAGGGGTTAGTGAGGATAGCCTAGGACTTTTGATAGTCAAGGAATTTATCAGGCCGCTTAATGATGAAATGGTTTATTTTATTGTGGATTTTCATGAGCAGAATACTGTTAGGAAAGATAGATACAGCCCTAGTATCTATAAGCATTTATTAGAAAAGCCACCTGAAAAACATACTGGTTTACCAATGGACAACCAAACGGAAACCACTGGTTTCCCCAATATAAGTCAATATAAGTCAAGTCAAGATAATCTAAGTCAATCTAGGTCAAGTCAGAAAGACGAGGACGAGCATGAGAATCCAATCTTTGAAAAATTAAAGTCGGCTTTTGGTCAAATGTCAGTCAATGGGACAATGATAGAAGAAGTGAGAGACTTGTTAGAGATCCATGGCAAAGAGTTAGTTATCCATGCTCTTGAGGTAACTATCCTAAACGCTGGTAAGTCAATTAGATATACCAGGTCAATTCTTTCAAACTGGCAAGGGTTAGGACTTAGAACAGTTGAGCAAGTTAAGCAGCATGAGGAGCAACGTCAAAAGCTGAAACAGTTACCTAAGCAAGCAGAACCTATTAGCCGTGAAGAATGGCTGAAAACACGAACAGAAGAAAACCCATTTTAGGAGGGTAAGCAATGGAAAATAAATTTGAGCAATATAACAACAGAAAAATTAGTGAAAAGGTATGTGAGGTTCACAAGGTCAATTATTGGCAAATATCAACACCTAAAAGAGGCAGTAAGGAACGAAGTATACAAGAGTTTTGTCCTGAATGCACAAAGGAGCTAATAGAGAGACAGGATAGGGAGGGAGTAGATAATAGCTTGAATGCTGAGACCTACCTAAAAACCTATAATGTGCTCATGCGAGACAGTACGATCCCTAGAGAGCTTAAAGAGGCTAGCTTTGAGAATTTCATAGTTGAGACAGCCGAGGAAAAGCAACTACTGGAGTTTGCTAGAGCGCAAGTAGAGAAATACCTGGACGGCATGACAGGGAATACCCTATTTACAGGATCCACAGGCATAGGGAAAAGCCATTTGAGCGTAGCTATTGCTAAGGCTATAAACGAGGGTTACAAAGCCAAAGGAGAGCCTAAGAGCGTGCTATTTGTCAATCTAACAGAAATCCTTAGGCGAGTTAGAGAGAGTTTTAATTCTACTAGCCAAGAGGGCTACTACTCAAGAATGCTGAAAGGGGTTGATTACCTAGTACTTGATGATTTAGGTATAAAATCGGACAACGCTAGTAGTAAAGGTAAATCAGTTTGGGAAGAAGAGTTTATTTTTGATATTCTCAGCAATCGAGATAAAACCATTATTACTACAAATCTAAGCAGCTCAGAGATTGCTAGCTTGTATAGTGATCGAGTGGCCAGCCGTGTTAGAACAGGCCTAGAGGGTAACTTTTTCAAGTCATTCACAATCAAGGATAAGCGATACTCAATCAGTAGCTTAAAGGCTAAAGTCGCTCAACATTGAGCAGGCTAAAAAAAGTATGCATGGTGTGCACCTGCACCCTTAAAAGGTGCATGCTTTGCATTCCAAAAATGGAACTCAAAAATGAGCTAAAGTACACTAAAAAGGGTAGTAAAAAGCGTTGGATAACTTAAAATATCAGTTATATCAACGCTTTAGGACTACTGAGATTACAATAAGTTCATATATTTCAAGTAAAGGAGTAATCAAAATGACAAACTACAAAGAAAAACACCGTTTCAGTTATAAATTTGAAAATACTGAACATGCAAAGGCGAACAAAATAGCTGATGTGGCAAGTATTGCCATTCATGGTTATTTCATGGGTACTGGAGAAAGTCCAGTAACAGAAACAACTATTAGTGGAGATGGGACTATCACAGTAGATTATCAAGGTAGAACAGCAATGGGGGAAGCCCTGAAACGTATCTGTTTAGGTTTTGCTAATTACTATGAACAGGATACAGAGGGAGAGGAGGCTTAGTATGATACAAAAGACAGAACAGCTTAAAGATTTGCTTGATAGAGGCTTTGTATTATTCTCAAAAAATGGTATAATAAAGTCAGCCAAGTTACCAGAGTTTGGTAGTCTAATCATCACAACACAAGATGGTAAACCCATTCAAAAGGAAACTAGGCAAAAAGAAAAAATTTAGCTGCTGACTAGAAAACTAGAGGCATGATATAAGAGTTTAACCACTCTTTGTCATGTCTCTTTTTATTTTAGTCATAGAAAGGAGGGGACTTTGGGAACAGGAGTAAGAGTAAAGGTAAATCTAAAAGGTATTGAGCGTAAAGTAACACCTATGGGATTAGCGAGAGCAAAAGAGGCAGTTACTAATCAGATGGTTATGGACATGCACCGTTTTATACCTAGGCGATCTGGAGAACTAAGAGGAAACTTAACTAAGGCCAATGGGAGAATAGTCTATAATGCGCCGTATGCAAGAATGCAGTTTTACGGCAAGAAACGGAAAGGGTTCGTTTCAGATAAACAGCGTAAGTTTTTCTTTGCGAATAAAGAGGAACTACTAAAATATAAAAAAGCCCCAGGAACAGGACCGAGATGGGATAAAAAAGCTAGCGCTCTATATTCTAAGGACTGGGAACAAGTAGCTAAAAGAGCGCTAGAATTGAAATAAAGGAGAATTACCATGACACTACAACAAATAAAGGCACAAATTTACAACCTAGGCACTTATAAGCAACAAAAGATTGAGGCTTATGGAAAAATGAAAAAAGAACTTTTGGAAAAAGTTCGAGATCAGGTTTTATATCAGTCTGAGGCTGAGCTACGCCTGGAGAACTTTAAAAAAGAGGCCGATCAGTACTCAGATACTGAGTTTGCCAATATTCTAGCTAAGCTAGAGAATTTTGAACAGACAGAACTAGAGAAAATTAAATCAGAGTACGAAACAGTAACGGCTGATAATGTTGCTGAGTTGAACTTACTGAGCACTATGAAAGTATCGGAACAGGAGCTACTAAGCTATCTAGAGAAATACAAGCGAAACCCATTGGCCATTAAGAAATTACATGAAATCGGAGCAGCTAACAACATTGCTTTACCTAGCTATATCCTGAAAGAAGATAGGCTAGCTGAACTGTTAAAGGTATTCAAGCAACATGCTAAGAGCTATCATGATACTCCAATCATTGATAGTAACGGTTCAGCAAGTGATCTAGCTTTCATGTTAGTTTTAGCTAGTGATGAATTGAATACTGCTTTAGAAACATACTCTAATCATTTTGATACGGCTCTAGGGCTATCTGAGAGCTTGTAAAACTAGTCAAAAGTGTATCAGCGATAAAATACCCTGATACACTTTTTAGAACGGTTTACGGAGCGTTTAGAGCGTTCCAATGAAGTATAATTTCCGAAACGAACACGGTGAGAGGGTGCTAAATGGAGAGAGATGTTAGAGGGCGTTTTTTACCAGGTAATCAAGTTGCTAGAGGTAATCGAGGGAATAGACAACCGAAGTATGGAAACAATAATGCTATGAAACACGGTTTATATAATCGTTATACAGGACTTTTACCTGGTAGAAGTGGCAGCCTTTCAATCTATAAAAATGGAGTATATTTAGGCTCTTTACATAAGAAATACTATCACATAACAGAAAAGGGCGAGATAATGATAGACGTACAAGTAGTACAACGCCTAATAGATGTTTGTGGATTGCCAGAAAGTCTTTTCGGAGATCCTGAGTACGTTGAATACTATGAGTAATGTCCGTTTTTGGACTTAACTAAAACAAAAAAGCCAAGGCACCCCGCCTCAGCTATAATCTCAATAATATTATTATACCATAAAGGAGGCCAAGGCATGACACCAGAGCAGGTAAAAGAAAAACTAGAGGGCGTCAAGTGGATCAATAAAGAAATAGAGGGCTTATATTTAGAGCTTGCAGCTTTAGAAAGTGGTATTATCAAAAAGCAAGAACTGAGCACTACCAGGGTACAAACAAGCAGGGTAAATACGGCCGAGAATAACCTTATAAGTGTTCTAAAGCTAAAAGAGGACACTTTACAGAGAATTGAGCGACTTACTGAAGAGAGAATGGAAATATCTAGGCTGATCGATAAGCTGGCCAATCCGTTTGAGCGTTCTGTTCTAAGGCTTTTTTACTTGAATGATCTCGACGCTTGGGAGGTTGCTGAGGAAATAGGGAAATCTAAATCTTCGATATATCGTGTAAGGCAGGAAGCTATAGAACACTTGGCTGGTCTGGTACATGCAGATTGATTTATACCTATGTAAAAAGTCCTAAGACTGAGTTTAAAAATACTAAGGTTTTACAAAGGTACAGGGCCTTTTTTCTAGTGATAGAACCCTAAGATTACCGCAAGGTGGAGAGGTTTACCGAGGGTTAGAAAACGGTGAGGTAAGGGTTAGGTACCGAAGTTTTACAATGGTGAGGTTTTGGTGAGGTATAAGAGTTGTGGTAAAATTAAGATAGAACAATGAGTACAAAGTAAAGAACTAGAACAAAGGTATCATTGTTTTAGAAATGAATTTAAGAGAGGAGTAAAGTCTATGAATTTGGAAGAAGCGTTAAAACAAGTAAGCAGCTGAAATCTTAAAAAGCCTGCTCCCTTAATCCCTTCTGAAATGACTGACGAAGAGCTATCACATTTGAGGTTTACTACGTTTTCAAAAGAAGATGAAGAGGCTATCATGGCTGAACTCAAGAAAAGAGGTCTAGTGTTATGAAATACAGTCAACAAGTATTAGACATGCTAAAGCAAGCAGTCAGTGGTCAGATTGATAATTTTTGGGATTTCTCCTTTAAGTTTAACGCCCTTTTTGGAGAAGATGAAGACTTTGCTGAGGCTTGGGACAATGAAAACCCTGAAATGTTTGACGCTCTCAATGACTTTGAGTTGATGATGTTCTTAGAGGAACATGACCCAAGTGATAAACAAGAATTTATCAATTTCTTAACACCTTACTGCGAACGAGCAAAGCAATTAGCCAATATTGAAAGGGATATTTAAATGAAGCTCTGGGAATTTAACCGTACAGATGTAGTTATCACGCTTAAAAATGGCGTGGTAGTTAGAGGTTTTGTCCAAGAATACTGTAACAAAGATGAAAACGATGAGGAGATTGACTCAATCGGCTTGGATATCGACGGTACTCTTTATGAGTATTTTGAGGATGAAATCCTTAGTATTTCAGTAGCATAGCGCTTAGAACATGTGAGAGGGCCAAGAATGAGTAAACAACTTTGGAACTACCTACGCTCAAGAGTTCAGGTAGTAACTAGTGACGGTAAAGTCATAAAAGGTTTTGTCACAGATTTTATTGACGAAATGGACAATGATGAGCAAGATGAAATCACTATCCTCATTGACAATCCTAGCCCTGACGAACCAACTGAGATTTCTCTATTTGAGAGTGAGATCATCTCAATTAAAGCAATCTCATAGCGCTTAGAACAATCTAGGCCTTAGACAGAAAAGTAAAATAAAAAGCACCTTTGACAGGTGCAATTTACTTGCTTACTGAACTCATCAATTTAAGTCCCCTTTTTGTTACCCTTCATGTTTTCTCAGCTTATTTGAATTTAATAGTTTTTGAAGAAATCAAGTTAGATTTAGAGCAGGCTTAGGCCTGTTTTTCTGTACCTAATCACTGCAAGACAACAAAATGTTAAAAGAAAAATTCAAACAGTTTGTAAATGAACACAAAAGTTTTGAATATCAGAACTTAGAATCAATTATATTTATAAAAAAAACAATGCAAGAAGAGCAGAAAAATATGATTGATGGTGGAGTGTTGGAAGATTTGAAGCTTCGAGCTTTCCCGTGGGAAGATAATTTTTTGTCAACACTTGAAGATAAAAATAAAAAAGATGAATTTCATGATGAACAGACAGAATTACTTCATACAACTAGAGTAATAAATAAGATAGATGACCTTTTAGAAGAATTAATAGTATATCAGTGTAGACATGAGAATGATGATCACTGGGGTGGAAATGCTCTTGGATATATTAAAAAATATCAAAAAGGAAAGGAAATACTTGATTATTTTCAAAATGGAGATCTTGATGGTTTAAGGTCACTAATTGAGGAAAGAATTAAATTTAATTCTGAGTTTCAAATCCTAAATGAAAAGATGTATATAAAAAAGCATCCAAATAGCTGGGCTGCGATAAGAGAAAGGAAATTATGGGAAAAAATTGAAAAAAGTCGAGCAAGAAATAAGAAATAATATTAAGTCAAACCTATTATTTATTTTTTTATCACAGACTATCGAAATTATTTAGGGTGCAAAAAAAAGTGGACAGGCGTCCACTTTAGTTTTACGAAATGCTAAAATGACATATCTGAGTTTTACCGATTTTACGATTAGAACTACTTTACTATTTTTATTTATTTTTTCGCTTATTTACTGATAAACCTAATACACTAATAATTGAAACTCCAATCAATCCAAGAACACTTGATTTTTCACCTGTATTTGGCAATGATTTATCCTGTTTCTTATTTAATGCACCATTATAGGACGCAGGTGATTGAGAAACAGTCTTAGGTTTAACTTGGTAAGATACAAGTTTTCCAGTTTCATCATAGACTTCAATAGGTGTGTTACCTGATTCAAGGATCGCTTTCTTTTGCGCTTCAAGGTCAGCTAAACGCTTAGCTTCTACCTGCGCGCTATATAAGGCGAAGAGTTTATCATAAGCCTCTTGGTCGATTTTCTGTTCTTTCAACAACTTGTCAAGGATCGCTTCTGCCTCTTTCAAAGCAGTCACTTTCTCTTTAAGAGTAGTTTCTTTTTGAGCAAGGACTTCCTTAGCTTTAGCTAAGGAAGGTTCTGCATTGAGCAAGTTTTCAAGGTCAGCCTTGGCTTGTTCAAGCGTCTTATTAGCTAGTGCTACTTTTTCTTTAGCAAGTTCAAGATTGTTTTCAGCAATCTGTACTAGTTGTTTAAGTTTCAGCAATTTATCTTGTTCAGTTGCTAGGTTGTTCTTAGCATTAGTAAGATTACGCTCTTTTTGAGCAAGGACTTCCTTAGCTTTAGCAAGATTATCTTGTTTCAGTTTCACATCAGCAGTTAGAGCATCTAGTGCCTTTTTAGCGTTTTTAAGGCGCGTATTAGCATTAGCAAAGATATCTTGCGCTTTTTCAAGATTGCTTTGAGCAGTTGGTGTTTTCAAAGGTGTAGCTTTAAGAGAATCCAATCGTTTTTGAATTGTCTCCTGCTCCCCTTTAGCCTTGATATTCGCAAGCGAAGCACTTGTTTTTTCACGTTGTGCCTGAGAGTTTACAGTCTGAGCATTTAATAAGGCAGAATTTGCAACATTATAGCCTTTTACAATACTTTCTGCTGTATTATTGTTAGGTACTTCAGTCTTATCCAACTTGTTTCCAGTAACTTGATTATCAAAAACTGATATGAAGTGTGCGCTTGTACGTCCTAGACTCTTAGAAATATCTAAAGCAAAATATTCTTTAGTAGCACATATGTACTTATGACACTT